ATGATTGTGACCGCAGCTGAGTGGCTGGAATTAAGCCTTGTGCCAATTCCCGCTTTTGCAGGTGCAGTCATCGAAAAAGTGTTAGCATCAGCACAAGAACCCGACACAGAACCCACACCAACCGAAGTCGAGGAGACAGAAACCGTGGACGCAGTACAGCCCGAAGCAGTCGTAGAGGCCGCAACACCAACCGCACCAATTCCCGCACAACCTAAGCGTGAGTTTCGCATGCCATCCGCAGGCGAGTTCATGGCTGCATACCACATTGGTGGCGACACTTTCGCAAACATCAACAAAGGCGTAGCCGAGTTTGCACAGCAAAACCGCACATCATTGCAAGCCGCAGCTGGTGACGTTTTAACAACCGACACTCCGGGCCTCTTACCAGTGCCGGTTCTTGGGCCATTGGTGCAGGATCTAAACTTCTTGAGGCCGTGTATCGAAGCCGTTGGCTCTCGCGCTTTTCCAGACGGTGGAACACAAAAAACGTTTATCCGTCCCACGATCACAACACACACAGACGTCGGAGTGCAGTCCACAGAACTCACAGCCGTAACTGCCCGCACAATGGTTATCGCTGCAAACTCAATTGCAAAAACCACACTTGCAGGACAGGTCACCTTGTCAGTGCAGGACATTGACTTCACAAGCCCCGCAGCGATGAACCTAATCCTCAATGACCTTATGGGCGAAGCAATGATTGCATCTGACAACTTTTGTGCAGACAACCTGCTTACCGCAGCATCCGCATCAGGCGTATGGGACGGTACCGTAACCGACCTGCTCAAGTCCGTTTACGACTCAGCAGTAGACATCTCTAACGGTCGCAACTGGTTGCCAACACACATGTTCGTATCCGTAGACGTATGGGGGCAACTCGGACAACTCATCGGTACCGACGGACGTCCAGTGTTCCCACTTATCGCCAACGGCCTCTCCGGTATGAACGCTTTGGGTTCACAAGACGCTGCATCTTGGAACGGCAACCCACTCGGCTTGCAACTTGTTGTGGACAGCAACTTCGCAGCCAAGACCATGATCATTACCCGCGTGGGTCAAGGCCAAGGCGATGCATTTGAGTACTACGAGCAAATTCGTGGCTTGCAGTCAGTAGAAGTGCCTGCACTGTTGGGACGCACAATGTCCTACCATATGTACAGCAGCACATTCGCCGCTATCCCCGGCATGATTCGCAAGATTACACAGGCCTAATCCCGAAAGGCAGGTGCCGTCATGACGGTGTTTACCGTTATCGCGCATCAGCGTTTAGACGATTACGCAGTCGTACAAACACTCACAGACACCCCTGTCGAGCCTGGCCAGTCAGTCACGCTGGCTGGGCTTGGACATGGACTCAACGGTGCGCACACTGTTTTATTCTGTCCACAGAACGCCTACATCGGTACCGATGCTGCCACGGGCGAATGGTTATATAACCCCACCGAGCAACGCGCTAACCAGATTCTTTTCTACGATCAGGGAGACGATTTAGAGTGGTCTACTGCGGTACCTACAGGTACTTTGACATGGACACAGACGTGTACATGGATTAACGCCAGTGCTATCTCTACCTATCTAGACATTCCGCTTACGAGTGCAAACGCTGCAACTCTGCTTACACAGTGCGCCGCAGCTGCTAACGCTTTCGCTTTTCGTAGGCGTGTCGAAGCGGGCTACCTTGAGGACTCGCTTACTACTTCGCCCGGTGGCGATGTCACGCTAGGCACGATCATGATTGGCGCGGCGTACTTCCGTCAGCAAGGTTCCTACACGGCGTTGGCATCGTTTGACGGTATGGGTAGCCCACCTGCTAACGGCATTACACCTATGGTGTTGCAACTATTGGGCATTAACCGCCCTCAGGTTGCCTAATGGCCTTACCATACAACGACCTGTTTAACGAGGCTTTAGACGACCTCTCAACGACGCTCAAGACCATTACAGGGCTACCTGTGGCGATAGACCCCCGCCAGATAACTACGTCTTGTGTGTTTATTGACGCGCCGTCTTTTGATGCGTGGAACTACAACATTGTGCGTATGGATTTCCCCGTGAAAATAATCGGTTCGGGCCCCGGCAACCTTGACGCCTTGCGTGATCTATTGCAGATTGCGTCCAAGCTTCTCGCCAAGAATGTCGCCGTGAAGTCGGGTAACCCTACGGCGGTGTCTATTGGTGGCGCGGATTATCCCGCTTATGACATTGTTATTTCTGTCCAAGCCCAAACAGCGTAAGGAAACCATGTACAAGATTGTTAGCCCCCGCATCGGAACCCCCGGCGATGAGTTTGTGCCTGTGGCGGGCGTAAACCTAGACGCGCTTATCGCTGGCGGTTTTATTATCGAAGTCGGAAAACCCAAAACAGCAAAACCTAAAGGTGATAACATCACCACAGACAAGGAGTCAGAATAATGGCAACATCAACTTATCTCAGCAATCCGGTCGTGACGGTCAATTCCGTAGACCTCACCGATCAGTGTACAGCAGCTACTGTTACACATCGTTTTGACCAGTTGGAAGCCACCGCGTTTGGTGACACTGATCGTAAGTATGTCAAGGGTTTAGGCAACCACGAAGTGACCCTGTCGATGTATCTTTCTTACGCAGCGACAGAAACCTACGCCACACTGTCAAGCCTTGTCGGCACCACAACCACAATTCGAGTGCAACCTGCTGCACCACCCGACTCAGCTACAAACCCCGGCTTTATTCTTACTGGTGCGTTCCTCGCAGAACTCCCAGTAATTAACGCAACCATGGGCGAGCTTTCAACCGTGGACGTCACCTTTGTTGGTGGCGTGTACAGCGTAGACACCACCGTTTAAACCGCTCATACTCTGAGCCCGACTAAGGAGACAACATGAAACTAACCCTCGCAGTAGACCTAGGGGACGGCCCCGTACAGGTCGCAACCAACCTTTATGTGATCGTGCAATACGAGCGCAAGTACAAGCGCAAAGCATCCGAAATGGCATCGTCCATTGGCTACGAGGATTTACTTTTCTTGGCTTACGAGTCCTGCAAGGTTCACGGCGTCACAGTGCCCGTAGTCTTTGACGATTTCATTAAACGCGCCGTGTCCATTGAAGTAGTGGAACAAGAGGCAGACGAAAACCCTACCCAAGGGCCACATACCGATACGCATTAGCAGCTCTGCTACTACGCACAGGCTGGTGGCCCACTGGAGTAGACTTCGACATTAAAGACCTGCATACGGTTGATGCGATAGTCAAGGAACAAAACAAAAATGCCCGTTAACAACACCATAGAAGTTGCAGGTGTTAAGGACGCGCTACGCGAGTTAAACAACTTAGACAAGAAACTGCGCCGCCAAATTACAAAGGACTACAACGTCATAGTTTCGCCTATTGTCAATGACGCTAAAGGGCTCGTACCTAAAGAAGCGCCGTTGTCGGGTTTTAACCGATCTTGGACGCCACAAGGCGCGTCTAGCCCTGTCTTACCGTTTGGCTCTACTAGCGCCCCACGAGAACCGCAGGTGCGCCCACGCTGGCAACAGTCCGCACAGGGCAGGCGATCTATGGGCAACTGGCTTAAATGGAACGCAGGCATAAAGGCTTATATCTCTGGCAAACGACCTAAAGAGTTTAATGGCTACACCAAAAACCTTGCCACGTTTGGTGTTCGCTGGCAAGGCCCTGCGGCGGTTTTATTTGATACTTCTAACACTGCCCGCAGTGAGCAAGGCCGCCAAATGGTTGCAGCTCTTAATTCTAAGTTTGGCAAACCGTCCCGTTCTATGTGGCGTGCCTACGAGCGCCAAGACGAAAAGGTGCAACGCGAAATGCGCAAACTTGTTAATGACATTATGAAAGCCGTAGATCGAAAGACAAGGATTTAGCCGTGGCTATTAACATTCCGATTATTACCGACTTTGACGGTAAAGGCATTAAGAGGGCTCAAAAAGAGTTCAGCCAGTTAGAGGGCGCTGGCGCTAAAACTGGCTTCGTTCTCAAAAAAGCGATGCTTCCCGCTACTGCTGCTATTGGTGCTTTAGGTGTTGCATTATTTGACGCCGCTAAAGGCGCTATGGCAGATGAAGCAGCAGCCAAAGAACTTTCACGATCTCTCAAGGCAACCACTAAAGCCACCGATGCAATTGTGGCTAGCACTGAGGATTGGATTACTGAACAAGGCAAGTTACTGGGCGTTACCGATGACCAGTTGCGTCCGGCATTAAGCAAACTGGCACGCGCTACTGGCAGTGTGGAGAAGGCGCAACGGCTTGCTAATCAGGCTATGGATATCTCTGTGGCTACTGGAAAACCACTTGAAACTGTTGTCGCCGCTTTAGAAAAAGCATATGGCGGGAATATGACAGCCTTGCAACGTCTCGCCCCTGAGTACCGAGACTTGATTAAAGAAGGCGCATCTTTTGAGGAAGTCATGGATAAGTTGGCTAAGACTACGGGCGGTGCAGCTGCGGAAGCGGCGGACACTGCCGAGGGCCGTTTTCGTATTCTCAAATTGCAATTAGATGAGACTAAAGAGTCCATTGGTGCAAGCCTTATTCCGGTTATTGAGGAAGGCTTACCAGTTTTAGAACGCTTTGCCGATTGGGCTCAAGAAAACCCAGAAGCTTTTAAGAACATTGGTTTGGCTATTGGTGGCATTGCCGCAGCAACTCTTGCGCTTAACGCTGCTATGGCTACTAACCCTTATGTTGCGGCAGCGGCAGGAATTGCGGCTATGGCGTTAGCGTTTGAGCGTCTTTACACCGAAGCAGAAAAAATAAACAAGATTGGCGGTATTGCTTTGCGTATTCTTGGGTTTATTCATGGTGGCGCTGCTGGTGTAGGTACGTTGCTTAAAATTACTAATTCGATTTATGATGCTATTTTGCCAGCTAATAGGGGGACTCCTGCTGGCGGTGCTGGCAGTGGGTTGCGCGGCAGCCTTATGCAAGAACTTAAAGGCATACCTGCTATGGCTAACGGTGGCATTATTCGTCATAGCCCCGGTGGCACATTGGCGCTAATTGGTGAGGGCGGGCGCGACGAAGCTGTTATTCCGCTGGATCGTATGGGCGGTATGGGCGGTAACAATGTCACTATTAACGTGCAGGGGGCAGACCCTAACGCCGTGGTAGACGCTCTGCGTACCTATATGTTCCGTAACGGTTCCG